TGCATCAGGAGCAAACCACTTTTCTATGTGGGGATGGGTGAATCCTGCTCTACCGCCAGACGAACTTAATGGGCACATCCAAATGGTTGCTGACCACCTTCCAGGCTCTCAGACTCTAGACATGCACTGGCTAAAAGAAACAACAGCCAACCCAAAGCCACTTATTGAAAGTCCTCTTTCTCAGGGTACTCCCACTACCTTTACAACAGCAAGCATATTTTACGTCAACGGAACTTACATCGCAGCCAGTTAGTGCTATAATAGATATCGAACAAAGGATTTAGGTATGAAAATTGCGGTATACACAATTGCCCTTAACGAAGAAAAATTCGTAGAACGTTGGTATGAATCTGCCAAAGATGCAGACTATCTACTAATTGCTGATACAGGTTCTACAGATAAGACTGTTAAACTTGCTAAGAAACTTGGCATTAATGTAATTAATATATCCATTAAGCCTTGGCGTTTTGATGATGCTCGTAACGCTGCTCTTGCTTCACTACCTGACGATATTGACATGTGTATATCTTTGGATATGGACGAGGTATTAGATGAGGGATGGCGAGAAGCGTTAGAAAAAACAACAGGAACTCAAATCCTTTACAGATACACTCATAGTTGGAATAATCAAGACCAAACCATTCCAGGGAACATATCTTCTCAGGCTAAAGTTCATGCTCGTCACGGATACCGTTGGAAATTCATAGTCCACGAATACATAGTCGCAGACAGAAACGAAAACCACGTCATACAGGAAGCAGAAGATTTCCACATCCTTCACTATCCAGATGTTAGCAAAAGCAGGATAGGCTATAACCCACTGATTAAGGATGCTCTTGACGAAGACCCTGAAAGCCACAGATATCAACTCTACTACGCAAAGGCTTTGATTACAGAAGATGTAGATAAGTCAATTAAAGAGTTTAAGAAATTTGTTTCTATGAAGAATTCAGATATTATGGCTACAGACATTGCTGCTTCATACATAATCCTTTCAGCCTTAGAGCCTAAGAAAGCAAAGAAGCATTTGTTATCAGCAATCAAGGCTTGGTATGCTCGTGAGCCACTGGTTTCTCTTGCTATCCATTACTTCCTAAAGGAAGACTGGAAAAATGCCAAAAAGTATTGTAAGAAGGCATTGGCTATCACTCAAAGAACGACAGACCACAACTACATAGAGTATGCTTGGGGTTATCTACCAAAGAATATGCTACATGTTTGTACGCATAACTTAAAGTTTAAAAATAGAAAAGACAAACTATCCCTTAATGTAAATGGGATGGCTAGTTCTAATTTTGACCTATTTGCCAAAGATTAGTTAGTTTCTAAAACTCTTACAAAACGTATTTGACTATTTTTGTAATCACTTAGTGGCTGAATAATTGTAGTGTCTGCTTCGTAGTGAGCGTTTACTATTTTACCCTTGCCAATATAGATTCCAGAGTGATAGAAGTTAGTTGAACCATTATAAGCCATGACAACGATGTCTCCTAGTTTTGGCTTGGATACCCTTTTTCCTATGTGTGCTTGCTTGTTAGCAGAGTGTGGAACGTCTAGTCCAAATTGTCTGTATGTCCACCTTACCATTCCAGAACAGTCCCATCCGTATGGGGTAGAACCAGAAAACACATAAGAAGTCTTATTGACACGTCTCATTAGTTTCATAACTGTTTCTTGCATTTTTTCTGTATTTCTATTTACTTTAGTAGTATAAATTAGTTTGGCTGTAAAACTAACCTTCACAGAAGGATTTGCTTTTACAACTGGTGTTTGAGGCATTTCAGTGGCACTGGCTTGAGGGGTAACACAGCCAGTAAGCATTAAACTTAAAATTCCTGTAGCGAGTAATCTTTTGATTTTTGAATTATTCATATTTTCCTCCTTAATGGAAAAACACCTTGTTGAAGGGTGTCGTATATAAATTATACCACTATTTCGGCATTTAGACAATATCTGTGCTATAATTAATCCATATTACACTTGAAAGGTGGGCAAATCATGTCAATTGATTTTAATACGTTACTAACCGTTGATGAAAGAAAAGCGGTAATAACACAGAGAGTACAGCAACTAGCAGTTGAGGCGTATCAACTTACCCTAAATCTAAAGGTAGTAAACGCACAAGAAGAACCAAACGAGCAGGCACAAACAGAGATTGGTAACAACCTCAACCTGCTTGAGCAGATGATTTCTGTATACAACGAAGAACTGGGAACACTAGTTCAAGAAGAGGTAACAGAGTAACATGCCAACGATGCAACAGAAAAGGGGAACGTCAAGTCGCTGGACTTCGACCAACCCTATTCTGCTTGCTGGTGAGATTGGAGTAGAAACCGATACCAATAAGATTAAAATTGGTGACGGTATCACTCAATGGAACAATCTTGATTACATGGGGGTAGATGTTGAAAGCATCGCTTATACCCATGCACAGAATGCATTGCTTTCTTTGTGGACTATTATCCATCCACTCTCTTTTAAGCCAAATGTCATAATAACCGATTATAATGGAACTATCCTAGAATGCGATATCGAGTATGTTGGCACTAATGAAATTAGAGTGACGCTATCAGAGCCGCAAATAGGATATGCGTATCTGTCTTAGAAGGAGAATAGAAAATGGCTAGAAAATTTTTAACAGGCATAGATTTAAACGGTAATCTACTGCTTAATGCAGCCCTGGGTTCAAACTCAGCAGGAACTGCAACAGGTGCTTTGGCATACTCAAGCGGAAGGATTGTAATTGGAAATGGGTCTTCAGCAGTAAGCGTAGCCCTTAGTACAGACGCTGTTACCATTGGTAGCACATCGGTGGCTCTTGGTGCTACCGCCACAACCATTGCAGGTCTATCATCTGTAACCTCAACAACTTTTGTTGGTGCCCTAACAGGAAACGCATCAACCGCAACAACCCTTCAAAACGCCAGAAACATTAACGGAGTCTCCTTCAACGGTTCAGCCGATATCACCGTTACTGCAGCAGCAGGTACACTATCTGGTAACACTCTAAACTCTGGAGTCACCGCATCTTCTCTAACTAGCGTTGGAACACTAAGTGGTTTGACCATGGGTGGCAACATTGCTATGGGAAGCAACAAGATTACAGGTCTTGGAGCACCTAGTGCTGACGGTGACGCTGCAACTAAACTTTATGTAGACACAGTTTCTGCTGGTATCAACGTTCACGAGGCTGTTAAGTATGCAACCACAGGTGCTCTTGGTACTACAGGAAACCTTGTTGGTGGAACTATTACCACAACTTATGCAAATGGAACTTCTGGTCTAAATGCAACTCTTACTATTGCTACATCTTCTAACTGGACAGCCATTACTATTGATGGTCAGTCTCTAACTGTTACTGACCGTGTTCTTATTAAAGACCAGGCTGCAAACCTACAGAATGGTATCTATACCGTTACTCAGGTTGGCTCTGTTGGAAACACAACTTCATTCATCTTTACTCGTGCAGTAGACAACGACCAGTCTCCAGAAATTGATGCTGGTGACTTAACTTATGTTATTGCTGGTACTGCAAATGGTGGAGATGGATATGTTCAGACTACCGCTAACGTTACCGTTGGAACTACTGGTGTTGTTTGGACTCAGTTCTCTGGTGCTGGAGCAGTTCCTCTTGCAACTGTTTCTAGCCCTGGTATTGCTTCATTCCCAGACGCACAATTCTCTGTAAGCGGTGCAGGTGCAGTAAGCATTGACAATCTTGGAACTCTTGCAGGAACATTTACTACTTCTGGTGCAAATGCTTTAACTCTGACTACAACTGCATCAACCAACGTAACACTTCCTACTACTGGTACACTTGCTACCATTGCTGGTTCAGAAGCGTTGACTAACAAGAGCATTAACGGTCTTACAGTTACTTCTTCTACTGGTACTCTAACTATCACAAATGCTAAAACACTTAGCGTTAGTAACACACTTACATTTACTGGTACAGATTCATCATCAGTTGCTTTTGGTGCTGGTGGTACTGTTCTTTATAACGGTGGTGCTCTTGGAACACCTTCATCCGCCACCTTAACAAATGCTACAGGTCTGCCAGTTGCAGGTATTAGCAACCTTGGTGCAAACGTTGGAGCATTCCTTATTACACCTTCAAGTGCAAATCTTCGTGCAGCATTGTCTGACGAATCAGGTTCTGGTGCTTTGGTATTTGCTGGTGGAGATATTGGTGCAGCAACTGCTACCACTGCTACCGCTGGTAACTCTAGCACACTTGTTGCCACTACAGCATTCGTAGCCGCAGCAGTAACTGCAGGAGCAGGTTCGGGAGTAAAGAGGTACACAGCAACTAATGCTTCTCTTACTCCATCATCTGGAGAAGTAACTTGGACAGTATCAGCAGGAACTCACGGAATTGGTGCAATCGGTTCTATCATTCCATCACTAAAAGAAGTTTCTACTGGTGCTACAGTTGAGCCAGATTTCTTTATCAATGATACTAGTGGTGACGTTACTGTTAAATGGAATGCTTCAGCAACAGTAACTGCTGGAGTCTATAGACTAACACTTCTTGGTGCTTAGTCTGGTATAATTGACTTATGAAAAGCCATATTTCTGGTATACAAATACCTACTGCTTCCAGGATAAACATTGATGGAGGTCTGACATTAGACGCTCAGGCTGGTAACCTTGGCGAGATGCTTATTTCTCAGGGTACTGGAAATACTCCAATTTGGTCTAATACCCTGACGAGTCCAACAATTAATACAAGCCTTGTTGCTGGTTCAGCATCGTTTAACCTATTGACCACAACTGCTACAACAATCAACTTTGGTCTCGCTGCAACAACCCTGAATATTGCCACAAACAACGTAACAAAAACTATTAACCTTGGTACTACAGGGGCATCGTCAACAACTGTCAATATTGGAACTAACGCTACTAGTTCTAGCACTATTAATCTTCAGGCTCCAACTGTTAATGTTGGAAGGACTACTGCAGGAGGAACAGGAGTTTCTGCTTTTATAAATGGTCCAACAGTAACAGGTACTACTACTGTTACTGCAGGACATGTATATATTAAAGGTGGAGGTGCTGGTCACGAAGAGGTATTTGATGTTGGCACAGTGACAGGTGGAAATGTGTATGTAGATGCTGGAGTATCTTCAACAACTGCTGGAACATCTGTAAAAGGTGGAGTTCTTCTTGGAACACTTACAGATACTGGCTCTGTAACGATTGGTAGAACTGGAATAACCACAACAATTAATGGAACATTAGCATTGCCATCACAAACTGCAAATACATTTTTTGCCTCTCCAAACTCTGCTGCAGGGGCACCATCATTTAGGGTTCTTTCATACAGAGATATTTATCCTGCAGCACTTCCAACAACATATGGTCAAGTAATTGAATATGCACCAGTGGGAGGAGGCATGGCATGGACCACGACTGCACCGCTGCTTAAAGGTGGCGGAACTATGACAGGAGCCTTTGTCGGAGCAACAACGTCAACGTCTTTAGCACCAATAAAACTACCGTCAGGAACAGTGCCAACAACAGCAAACCAAGAGTTTGGAATGGTTGCCGCAGCAGCAGAATCTTTACAACTTTCAACAACAAAGACTACAGGTGCAGGTCCAGGATTTGGATTTATTCGTGCACCACAAATGGTTTATGCAGTTGCAAACTCAACTGCTGCAACATCAACAACACCAGTAAGCCCATTTGCCGCTGCAAACGATGTCCTGTCTTCACTAGAAGTTGGAAAAGCCTATAGATTTAGAGGAGTTTATTATTTGTCAACTACATTTACTTCTGGAACAGCAACAATTCAGTTAGCCTTTGCTTTTAGCAATGCACCTGTTATATTTAAATATAATTATAAAACTTATAACCAAAATGGAAACAACTCAACATTTGAAAAAGCAGCACTGACTGCAAGCAATGCAGGAACAACAATTTCATCAGCCTCAACTTTTTCAACCGATAGGGTGGTAGAGTTTGAAGGATTCTTTACTAGCAATGCTACAACCGCAAGCACACTAACGCCTCAGATATTAATGAATTCAACAGGCTCATCAACAGTTGCCACCGCAGGCTCCTTCTTTGAAATAGAAAAACTTGGAACTTCTTCTCAAACACTTATTGCTGGTAACTGGGCTTAAACCTATACTTTCAGGTAGTGTTTGACTTTTCTTAAAACTGTGGTATACTTTATACATCACAGTTATGGAAAGGTGGAAACACTATGTCAGATTTTTTCTCATTTACACTCCCAACAGATTTTGTCGAAAAGTACAAATCATTGGAATCACCCTTTGGATTCGTGGATGCAGGTGGCAACGCACTAGGTGAAATTACCTTTGTTCGCACTTACTCACGAGTCAAAGATGACGGAACTAAAGAACGCTGGTACGAAGTTGTACGCAGAGTTATCGAAGGTATGTATTCTGTCCAGAAGAACCATGCAAAGGAGAACAGACTCCCATGGAACGACTACAAGGCACAGAAGTCAGCACAAGAAGCATTTGAAAGAATGTTCACACTAAAATGGACACCACCAGGACGTGGTATGTGGACATTTGGTACACCACTCACAATGGAAAAGCGTAATTCTGCTGCTTTGCAGAACTGTGCTATGGTATCTACAAAAGACTTAGACAAGAATGACCCAGGTCAGTTGTTTGCTTGGGTAATGGATGCCTTGATGCTTGGCATTGGGGTTGGATTCGATACCCTTGGTAAAGATAAGAACTTCCAAATCTATGCACCATCAGAACCAGAAGTCACCTACGTTATTCCTGACACTCGTGAAGGATGGGTAGAAGCAACACGCTTGCTAATCAACTCATATCTTCGTGTAGGTCAGAACATCCAGAAGTTTGACTATTCTGAGGTTCGTCCAGAAGGTGCTCCTATCAAGGGATTTGGTGGGGTAGCGTCAGGACCAGCACCACTAATCAAACTACATGAACGCATTAGCCATGTTCTAGGACAGAGAGCAGGAGAGACACTAGATGCTCGTGCTATTGTTGACCTAGTTAACCTTATTGGTACTTGTGTGGTATCTGGTAACGTTAGACGTTCTGCTACCCTTGCTTTGGGTGCAGAGGGTGACGATGACTTCCTAAACCTAAAGAATCCAGAAGTGTTCCCAGAGCGTAACTCTTATGACCCTGAAAATCCAGGTTGGGCTTGGATGTCAAACAACTCAGTTGCTGCAACTGTTGGTATGGACTACTCAAAGTATGTTGACCGTATCGCTGACAACGGAGAACCAGGTTTTATCTGGCTAGACGTTGCTCGTAACTATGGAAGACTAGCAGACCCAGCAGATGGCAAGGACTATCGTGTAATGGGCTTCAACCCATGTGCAGAACAGCCACTAGAATCATACGAACTATGTACTCTAGTTGAGGTTCACCTAAACCGTCACGAAAGCAAGGAAGACTTCTTGCGTACACTCAAGTTCGCTTATTTGTATGGCAAGACTGTTACACTTCTTCCTACTCACTGGCAACAGACCAACGGTATCATGCAAAGAAACCGTAGAATCGGAACATCTCTAACAGGCATCGCATCATTCGCTGATGAGCATGGTCTACCAACTGTCCGTAACTGGATGGACGAGGGATACAACAAGATTCGCTACTATGACAACAAGTATTCAGAATGGCTATGTGTTCGTGAATCAATTCGTGTAACTACAGTTAAGCCATCTGGTTCTGTATCTATTCTTTCTGGTGCTACCCCTGGTGTTCACTGGGGTCCAGGTGGAAAGTTCTATCTAAGAGCAATCCGTTTTAGTAACCAAGACCCAATGCTACACCTGTTCAAGGCAGCAGGGTACAAGATTGAACTAGACCTAGTATCAGCAAATACTTCCGTAGTCTACTTCCCAATTGCATCTGGTCACAAGCGAGCAGAAAAGGATGTTACTCTATTTGAGAAGACAGCCCTTGCTGCTACTGCTCAGAAGTATTGGTCAGACAACGGAGTTTCCGTAACCCTGTCATTTGACAAGGAAAAGGAAACAGAACACATCACATCAGTTCTCAACATGTATGAGGGACAACTAAAGGCGGTATCATTCCTATCAATGGGTAATGATGTCTATCCACAGCAACCATATACAGAGATTACTGAAGATGAGTATGACTACTACATCGGAAGACTAGCAAAGATTGACTTCTCTGCTATCTATGATGGAGTAGACAATCTGGAAGCACAAGGCGAAGCCTACTGCACCACCGATTACTGTGAAATCAAAATTCCAGATAAAAACTAAATAAAGTGAAGTGCCCTGTCGTTAGTTCGGCAGGGCATTTTCTTATGTGGTAGAATTATAGATATGGCTATTAAATCAAATTATTATTTAGACAAGGTTCTTGCACATCACCCAACATCATCTTACGCACTAAGCAATGGCTTTCACACTTCATCAAATGTATCTTTAGGTTATTTTTCACAAACAGGTACTGGTAAAATTATTGCAGACTACTCTGGAAATGGAGACTTTGGCTACGTTGCGTCAGGAGTTGCTATTCGCAAGGTAGCACCAATAGTTAATGGCTCAGAATATTCCCTTTATTTTTATGACTCAACCAATACAATAACTATCCCTAGCCAAGGGTTTATGAACCCTAAAGAAAAATATGGAGAACGTACATTAGAGTTTTGGGCTAAAATAGAAAAAATCCAAACTGGTGGCAGACAGAAAATAGTTGGTTCATTGGCTAATGATAGCAATGGTCTTTATGCAAATCAAACATCTCTAATTTTGCAAATAGGAAGCAAGTCTGTATCTTGCTATATCAAAGATTTCAATAGACCATTATTGATTCAAATAACATACTCTCCTAACGCATCAAGCCTTATCGTTAATGGCGAAATAGTTGGGACACTATTGCTAGAAGAATCAGACATACAGCAAATTTCTGCGTCTAGTTATATAGTTTTTGGGCAGGGTACTTATGACTGCATATCTGTTTATCCATACAGAGTAGAGAAAGACTTAGCGTCTTTAAGATTTAACTATGGTCAGGCTGTTCCTTTTAAGGATGACACAGTATCTCCATACGAAGGAAAGTCAGTGGTAATAGATAGTTCTAAGTCTAATTACGCTGCTAATTATATCCATCCAATAACATCACCATGGTCAACAGCAAAGAATGACAATGTAGACCTACAAACTAACCCAGCATACATGATGACATATCGTTATGAACTTCCAACTTTCAACTCTACTTCAGCAGAAACAGGTCCATCACTAACTAGTACCGTGTTTAATCTTAAGCCATCTTCTGGAAATCTTTCTACCGCAGCATCAAACCTAGAGATACCATCACTAAATATGCTGAAGGACCCTACAAAAGGATTTTATATTCATGGATATTATTCAGCACTTCCGTCCTCAGAGCAGGTACTTTTTGAGTTAACAAATAGTCTTGGAGATTACTTTAAAATAACCGTAAACT